CTATCCCTTGCTTCTCGCTCCTGACGAGTCACTGTGGCTTCTCTGGAGGAGCTCTTCCTCAGGAAGAGCCTCCATGTTCCAGCAGGCCATGAGCTGATCAACAGTTTTTTTCCAAGTCTCAATTGAATGCTGGTCGCTCGGATCGACTTGCCTTTCATTGGCGTGAACCTGCCCTGTGATGATCCACTCGGTAAAGTGACGTCGCTCCTTGCAGACCAGCTCGAGCATCTCAGCGGTTGGGGGAGTCTTGCCAAGGACCACGCTAGCCCAATCTTCAGCACTGACTTGCCCGTGATAGCGCGCCTCAAGGTACTGAAAAAGTGACGCGCCTCTTGGTGACGTCCACTCCTTGACCACCCAGTTGAATCGGCCCGCCAACGTAGCTTTTTCTTCGTTGCTCGGCGGCTCGGCCAGAAATGGATAGCCTTCATCCCGCGGAGGCTGAATCCCTGTGTTCACCCACATCGCATCTTGCGTGCTAACCGTTTGCACAAACGCAAGCATGTCAGCGGCTGCGTACTGCCGACCCGAACAAAGATCCCTCCACCTCTGGGCTCTTATCTGGCTGTCCTGCTCTAGGCGCGTGAAGCGCCCCCAGCCGTCGTAGTTCTCATCGACCCACGTCCGCAAACGTTCTGTTACAGCATTGTCTCTGACAGTTTTCGTCATAGGGGTTGCCTTGGGTTAGATTTATGGATAAAGTTTCCACAAATTATGTTTTTTCATCCCTAATTTCAACATAGATCGGGCTTTGTGGCTATGGAACGCCTACTTTCCGTTGAACAACTCGCCGTCGTTCTTCACAAGTCGCCGTCGAGCATACGAAGCGATGCGTCTCGCAAGCCGACCTCCCTACCCCCGATATGCCGCCTGCCAGGAACGAAGCGCCTACTGTGGCGGCAACAGGACGTTGATGCTTGGCTTGCGCAGTTCATCGCTAACGGCAACACGCAGATAGAAGGCGTGAGCATCAAGCACATCGACAGCGCTCCAGTGGCTAAGCGCCGAGGTCGACCATCGAAGGTGGTCCAAGTTACTAGAGCGAGGCAGCGCGCCATTGGCGCTATGCAGCCGCCTGAAGTGCATCACTGAGCGGAGAACCGCGAATGCAAAAGCTTTTTCCCCGCAAAGCGGGTCGGCGGACCGACAAAGCGGAAGTGCAGCTTGATTTTTGGCCTGTCTTGCGCACCCGCTCCATGGTTGCACTGGCACGTCTGCATGCCCCTACGCAAACCCATCCAGCAGCGGCGGTCGCCATGCCGCAGAAGCGTCCCGGTGCCCGCCCGCAGCTCCGCGAGGACGGCCACCGGGGCGCTTCCCGCCGCGTATCCCCCTCGAGTAACACGGGGATGAACAAATGAAAGTGAGCTACCAGACTGACGAGCGCTTGGTGCTCGAAGGCAAGAAGGTCAAGCTTCTTTGTGCCGAACGTGCCGCACATGCCGATGCCGGTGTCATCGTGGATTACTTCCGCTGCACCGTACAGCGCGAAGCCCTGTTCGCCGCCCAGATTCCCAGTAAGGGCGAGCTGATCGTGGATGGCCTGCAGCTCGACGGCGAGATCGTGCAAGACCTAGCTGTGCATTTCGCCAAGCTCCTGGGTTTTCTGCCTGGTGAAGCACGGCCAGGCCGGGATTACTACGAGCACTCGTACACCATCATCAACGAACACGGCAAAGAGGTCGCCAGCGTCAGCGGTGGTGGTGTCAGCCAGCGCGGCACCTTCTGCTTCACAGTGAAGGGCGAAGGCTGCACCTTCGGGCAAGCAGGCTGGGAGCAGCGCCTGTATGACTTCTTCCTGCCCCTGCAGGGCAAGGTGACCCGCATCGACCTGGCCCGCGATTTCTTCGACGGTAAATACGGGTTCGATGCGGCCTATGAGGCCTATCAGAACGACGAATTTTCCTACCGTGGGCGCAAACCATCGTTCGATGACGCCGGTAGCAAAAAAGGCTTTGCCTCGACCTTCTATGTCGGCAAGCGCGACAGCGGAAAGATGTTCCGCGGCTACGACAAAGGCCACCAGTTCAAGTTGCTGGACGATCCCTGGTGGCGCGCCGAAGTTGAGCTACGCAGTGCTAACCGCGTGATCCCTCTGGAAACGCTGACCCGCCCAGCCTCTTTCTTTGCCGGAGCCTACGGGTTTACTGCCCGGCTTCTGGAAAACGTCGAACCTCTGCGCATTCCCACGCTGCAAAAGGTGGCTGAGGCCAGCGTGGAACGAACGGTCCGCTGGTTCGAGCGCACGGTCGCGCCCTCGCTGGTGCACCTCTCCTTGGCCGCTGGTTTTGATTGGCTGATGGACATTGCAGAAAACCAGGCCTACCGCCCGCTGCCGAAGTCCCTGCACGGCCTCTCGCCCGAGGCTATGTGTGCAGGTATCCGCAAATCCCTGCATCGCTTTTCTTCAACGCCGCCCGAACCGGCCGGGCTGGCGGCTGCTTAACGCCGGAATCAAGGAAACACCATGAAGTTCACATCCCGCATCACCGTGCAAGGCATCAAGGGCAGCAAGGGGCAACTGGAAAGCGGCCAGTCTTACGATAGCACCAAGATCTACGTGCAAACCGCGCTGGACGACAGCAAAGGCATGGGCAAAGGCTTTGCCACTGCCGAATACAACTTCGGCACCAGCGACGAATACCACAAGTACAAGCACCTGCCGTTTCCCATCGACTGCGAAGCCGAGCTGGAAATCGTCACCAACGGCAAGACGCAAAAGACCCAGATCGTCAGCCTGCGCCCGCTGGAAATGACCAAGCCAGCCAAGGGAGCCTGACATGGACTGCCGCCCTTGCTGGTACGTCCAGTCCATTGATGACGGTGCCTTTCTTGCGCCGGATGGCGAGGGCGGTGTCGTGACGCAGAGCCTGCTGGTGAATGCGGTGCCCTTTGAAACTCGTGAAGCAGCTGTGCATGCGGCTGTCGATCACTTCGATGGCCGTGCCTCGCTGATTCAGCTTTATCAACCGCTGAACTGCGAAGAGTTTGTGCAGTGAGTCAGGTCTACCTCCTCTATTGCGAAACGCCGCACGGAATCGCGGCAGGCACCGAGCCTAACCAGTGCCCGGATGCCTATCGCAAAGAGGTCGCTACCGACCTGCAAGCGCTTCAACAGCTCGGCAGTGCCGTTCCTCAACTTAACCCTGCTGATGTAGCTCAGGCGTTCGGCATCGGCTTCGGTGTCGTCGTGCTGTTCTTCCTCGTCGGACGGGGAGTCGGTGAAGTTTTGCGGCTAATCCGTCACGGATGACGCCCACCGCCGAGCGGGCGGTTCCCGCTCAAACCAACCCTAGAAAGGACTTCATATGAAGAAGCAATTCAACACCAAGACCGCCATTGCAGCGGCGGTAACGACCGCCCTGGTGCTGGCTAGCGGTACCGCTGCAGCCGAGGGCGCAGGTATCGACCTGACGCCTATCACGGGTGCCTTCAAGGCATCGGATGTGGTCACTGCGGTGCTGGCCGTGGCCGGCGTTTTGGCAGCCATCTACGCGACCATGACGGCAGCCAAGATGGCCCTGCGCTGGATTCGTGGCGGCTAACCGGCCAATCACGCATTGAGTGAACCGGGCGGGCCTGATCACCCCGCTCGTTTGCTTTCAGTGCATGGAGTTTTCGATGACATCGCTTTGGTATCTGTTCGTTTTTGCCTGGGGCATCGTCTGCGCTTGGGCTCTCATCAAGGGGCTGGAATGAAATTCTTCAAATCCTGGCTGATCATGAAGCTCTGCCTCCTGCTGATCATCCCGATCTCTGCATGGCCTCAAGCGCTTCCAAAACCGCAACCTGAACGCGTCAACCGCGCAGTCTCTGGTGTCTTGCAGGAGTCCATGCGCGCCAGAGGCTTTGCTGCAAATGACCCCCGGTTTGGAAATACGCTGGCTCGTATCTCTCCGCACTTGTCAGCAGTTGCTGGCACCTCCGCTGCAGCAGTAACAGTGGGAACTGTCACTGCCCCAGCCTGGGCAAGCGTAGCGTTGGCAGTGGGGATCGGTGCAGTCATCACCTATGCAGTGAATCTGGGCATTGACGCACTTGTGAACTGGCTTTTTGGCGATACCACAATTGATGAATCAGGCGCTGGTCTATCCCCATCTTCTGTACCAGGAACTATTATTGAGGGAGATGTCTGGTGTACCAATCAAGGTGGGGGCGGTTGCTCCTCTTCTCCAGAAGCGATGGCTCGCCATGCGGCTTCCAAGTTGGGCGAAGCGCCTGCATCTGGCACCTATGAGAATGCCAGTCTCTACAAACTTAAGACAGCATCTGGCTTGATTATTTGGGTCAACAAGCAGATTGGCTCCCTCGTCTGTCCCGGTGGACACTTTTACACAGGGAACGTATGCATGCCATTAGTGTTCCCTGCCGATCAAGGGCGCACAGGCTTGACACCTGGTGAAGCAATTGAAGGCATTCCTGAAAGTGACCTTCATAAGCAGCTCAACCCAGCAATCATTGCAGCCATTGCAAACGAGGCATGGCGGCAAGCTGCTTCGCAGCCTGGCTATGACGGCCTGCCATACCCACAATCAAATCCAATTACTGGCACGGAAGCCGCACCATGGGCGCAGGCTAATCCACCTTACTGGCCCACCATTGAAGATTTCGTGCGCCCCAATCCTGTGACTCCGACAAATCCCTATCCATGGGGACTACCGCACAACCCGACCTCCCCCACTCCAACGCCAGTTTCTCCCCCCAACACTGGAACCACTAATCCAGCGGAGGGAAATCCACAAGTGAATCTCGGCCCCGATCCTGGCATCGGTGCCCCAACGCTGGAGCCCATTCCAACTGCACGGCAAATCGCAAGCCCTATTCTTCAACTAGCGCCTGACCTTCGGACATTTCAAGCAAGCGGCAAAGCTGGCGTATGCCCCAGACCCACCGTCGAACTGTATGGCTCGCATGTGCTCGACGCACACTGCAAGCTGATTGACGACAACAAGGCCGTATTGCAATTGGCAATGGCGTTCGCTTGGGCCGCGCTGGCTTTGTTCATTGTGTTGTCGGCATGAGGATGTGAACCATGTTTGGCATCCTTCTCTCTGCCTTCAATTCCGTCCTGGCTTGGGTATTCCGTTCGCTTCTGGTTAAGTTTGCGTTGTTCTTCGCGCTGTACTTCATCACCAGCGAGTTCGTGGGCTTCATCGCCGCATTGCTGCCCAACGCCAGCTCCATCAATGGCACGCTGTCAGGCATCACGGCGGGCACCTGGTTCTTTCTCGATGCTTTCCAGCTTCCGATGGGCATCTCTGCCCTGGTGTCGGCCTACGCCACGCGCTTCATCATTCGCCGCATGCCGGTTATCGGATAAGCCATGCCCATCAACACCTACACAGGCCTGATGGGCTCGGGCAAATCCTATGAATGCGTTTCTTCGGTGATCGTGCCTGCCGTCAAGGCGGGCCGCCGCGTGGTCACCAACGTGGATGGAATCGACAGTGATGCCATCAGGGCCTACTGTCATGACAAGTTCGGCATCACCATGGATCGGCTTGGTGAAGTCGTGCATTGCACCAATGATGATGTGCCCAAAGTCAGCTTCTTGCCGCATGGCCAAGACGTGGAAACCTTCTGCAAGCCCGGCGACATCATTTGCATTGACGAGGCTTGGCGCTTTTGGGGTACGGATTGCAAGCTGCTACCCGAGCATAAGGTGTTCTTCCGTGAGCATCGGCATTTCGTCCATCCCGACACCAAGGTGTCCTGTGACTTGGTGCTGATGGTGCAAGACATTACCGACCTGCATCGCATACTTCGAGTGGTGGTCGAGGTCACCTTTCGCACCACCAAGATCAAAACCCTCGGCTGGCAAAGGACCTACCGCGTCGAGATGTGGGAAGGCTACAAGCTCACGATCAAGGGGCGCGTCTCGGTCGAGAACAAGCGCTATGACCAGGAGATCTTCCCGCTCTACAGCAGCTACACGGGCGGTACTGGCAAAGAGCTGCAAGTGGACAGCCGCCAGAACGTGCTGCGCAGCCCTAAGCTGTGGTTCATTGCAGTGGGTGTGTTGGTGGTGTTCGGCGGGGGCCTGTACACCATCCTGGGCTTCTTCAATGGCTCTCGCGCTAATGCCAGCAACGCGAATTCCAAGAGCCCATCGACGGCCTCCAGCTCTGCTCTAAATGCCCCCGTTGGCGTGGCAGTGGCACGCAATAGCATCTCCAGCACATGGCGCTTGGTGGGCACGTTCCAGGCCCAGGACAAACAGTTCATCGTCGTCGAAAACCAAGACGGTCGCATTCGACTGGAACACCCATCAGCCTTCATGCAAGCCGGAGCCGCAATGGTTGGAGAAGTCGATGGTCAGCGCACCACCATCTGGAGTGGTCCACAGCGTACAGCAGGAGGCAAGCCATGAAACGCATGCGTTCATATGTCGCAATCGCGGGCCTGGCGTCTGCCATGATGATGACGGCTCACGCGGCCAACCTCTCGGCCAGCTTTGACCTGCAATCCGCTAACGTTGCCCAGGTGCTGCAGCTCCTCTATGGTGAGGCACTGAGCACACCCTACGTGCTCGACCCGGAGGTCCTGGGCGATACGCGTATGGTGTCCTTTCGCTACAAGCATGGTCAAGGTGACCTACAAGCCTTTCTTGATAGCTTTCTGGAAAGCCTGGGCTATGTGGTGGAGCGCAAAGGTGGTGTGGACTTTGTACGCAAGCGCAAGGTTGAAGAAACAGCGCCACCCGAGACCCGCATGCACCTGTATCGACCAAAGTTTCGGGATGTGGCTTATCTGGCCCGTGTGTTGGCACCGCTGTTTAAAGGCTCGTTCTCGGTGAATCGCAGCATTCGAGCCTCGAACGAGTCGATGCCTGACGGACACGTGCCATCCGGCTCCGCTGCGGCGATGATTGATCAGGACGCTGACGTACTATTGTTTTCTGGTCTCCAGCCAGAGATAGAGAAGCTGCAAGAGCTGCTGCCCCAAGTCGATGTGGCCACGGGCGAAGTACTGGTGCGAGGCATAGTCTACGAAGTCAATCGCACCGACAAAACTGGGTCGGCTTTTGGGCTACTGGCGAACCTCCTTGGAGGCAAGCTCAATCTTGGGCTTGGTTCTGCTGCGAGCAACCTGGGCAACTTCATCCAACTCAAGAACACTGCACTTGACGCCGTGTACTCCATGCTGGAAACAGATAGCCGCTTCAAGGTGATTTCTTCGCCTTCGCTGCGTATCCAGTCCGGCGCGCGCGGTGTGTTCTCAGTCGGCCAGGAAGTGCCCGTGCTGGGCGCGCTGTCGTTCCCCCAAGGGGCCGGCCAAGCTGTGCAGTCGGTCGAATACCGCAGCTCAGGCGTGATCTTCGACATTCGACCAACGGTACGGGATGAGGTGATTGATCTGAGGATCAACCAACAGCTCTCTGATTTCATCAAGACGACTACCGGCGTTAACAACAGCCCGACGCTGACCAAGCGTGAGCTCAAGACGACCGTTGGCCTGCAAGATGGCGATGTGATCGTGTTGGGCGGCCTGGCCGAAAACAAGACTTCCAGCACCCGCGATGGCCTGTCGTTTCTGCCCAGCTTCCTGCACACCCGGGGACATGAAGAATCAGGAGCAGAAATTCTCTTGGTGCTTCAAGTCATGAAGTTGCAAGGCCGCACCGAGGCGGAAGGGCAAAGCTTGGTTGAGCAGCTATCCGGCTCATGA